CCGGTTGGACCAGTTCGATGCGGTGGCCGTTGCGCGCCACGTTCAGCAAGTAGTTCAGTGTTTCTTTTTTCATTGGTTGCTCCTTTCAAATGGTTTCGGATGGGTCTTTCATCTCATGTCCCTCCACATGAAAACGACCCAAGTCAGCAAGGCCACGGAGCCGGAAAGCAGGAATATCGCCTGCGCCACCTCAAAGAATGTGCTCATGGCTGGCGTCCTCCTTCGGTTCTTCTGCCAATGCGGCTGTAAATCAGTTTCGGTTTCATGACGCACATCCGTTCTCAAGAAGGCCCTCGGTGAAGCGCAAGACGTGGCCGCAGTCGCACTCGATGCTTGTCCCGAAGCTGTACGCGGTGCCCAGCGGCGCAGCCATCATCGGGATTGCGTTGAAGCTGGTTCCTTTGCAGTGCTCGCATCGGATGAGATTCTGCTGCAGCACCGTCACGTCCGGCAACGCAGCCAAGGCAACCGCCATGTCGTCCGCCGCGCCCTCAATCTCCATGGCCACTTCCTCCAGGCGGTCAGTGTCAGTGAGAATCACCTGCTCGATGCCAAGCTCGTCCCGGTGGTAATCCACAAGGCCCTCGGCCGCGCTCACCGCGTCGTCGATGGTGTTGTACAGGTTGGCAAGCTCCTCGGCCGCGTGCTCCAGCTCAATGCGCTTGTCGTCCAGGTCGTCTCGGGTGTGGAATGTTTGGTCGTTGAAGTAATCGTTGGTAGTCATTGTTCTTTTCCTTGTTTGTTGTTTCGTGTTTCGTTTGTTTAGGCTTGTCGTTGGTACGGTGCGCGCTCGGCGTCCGTGCCGTACTTCTCAAGAAGGACGTTGCGCACCGTGCCCTTCATGTTTGCGTGCATCGTTTGGGCGATGCGCCGTTGGTTCCTGTTCGCGGCCTTTCGGAAGTGCTCCAGGTCCAGGTCCATGCGGAAGCCCTTGAGGCCGGTGTGCTTGGCGAACGTGACGATGTATCCCTTGGTTCGCATACGCCCGTTCCAGTCCCAGCGTTGCAACCGCTTCACGTCGCCGTACCGCTCACCGTCTAGCAGGACGGTTGCAATGCCCTTGTCGTCGAATGCGGCGATGTGCAGCCGCTTGCCGTTTATCGTTGTCATTTGTTCGTCCCTTCGTTGGCGGCCACGTTGGCAACCGCTTGGTCCAGTTGGCGTGCGGCGTGGGACAAGGCGCCAAGCACCTCCGTCACCTCGTAGTGCGCTGCCGGTGTAAGGCTCTCGTCCATGTTTCGAAGGCGTCCAATGTCCTCCACCATGCGCCAGAGCGTGTTCGCTTTTCGTTTCAGCACCGTGCGGTTCTTCAGTTGCATATCAGCCCTCGCTCGACAGCTTGCTGCAGCTCGTAAAGCTCCTCGGCTTCTCCAATGGTGATTTCGTGCTCGGGAATCTCTTCCAGTTCGTACAGCCGCTTCAGCTCTGCAGTGGGCGGCGCAATGTATCGGTTTCGTTTGGTTGTTCGTTTCATGTTTCCTCCATCGTGCGTCCGAACGTAAATGCTCAGCCGCACGAGGGAGGACGCAACACCGTGCCCGGGTTGCGTCTACTCCGCGTCATGTCCAGTTGCTTCCACTTCGCGCGGTTCATCGGTACGCTTGCTCGTACGCTCGACGGCGTAGTCTCCGCTCGCTTGCCGTTGCACGCGGCTCCCGCATCCCGCGGGGCCATTGCGTGTCCGGCTACCTGTCGTTTCGGCTGGGCGCCCACCGGCGCCTCGTATGCCTACTCCGCTTCAAACCTAAAGTGTCGTCTGGCTCTGTCCCGGTGGTACGTGCTTGCGCTTGAGCACCGTTTCTGCGTGGCGTGTTGGTTGTCGTCCAACCGGTGGGGGGAAATCTTGCATCCTCGCCCCACCTCTTTTCGCCGTTGCCTACTAGCGGGTTCTTTTTAGTTGTGAAGGAGCCAAGGGGCTGGGTGGGTCCGGGTGGGTTTGGGCTAGCTCTACCCCGGGCGGCCAGTGGCCTTGTATACGTACAATGTAACAAACCCCATCGGGGCCGTCCAAAAGGGCTCATTTGACCTCGCTTTTTCGGGTCTGGCCTGATACACCCCCCGTATATGGCCCCAAACCCACCCCACGCGCTCGCCGTTGTTAGCGGCGGCATGGACAGCGCCACCCTGCTCCACTGGCTGCTCCACAACGGGTACGAGGTGCAGGCGCTCTCGTTCGACTACGGGCAGCGGCACCGGCGGGAGCTGGAGTTTGCGCGCAAGCTGGCAGCCGCGAACGACGTGCCCCACGACATCATTGATTTGTCGGTGCTGCGGCCGTACCTGTCCGGCTCCGCGCTAACGGACGACGCGGTGGCGGTGCCGCATGGACATTATGAGAGCGAGAGCATGAAGGCGACGGTCGTTCCCAACCGCAACGCCATCTTCGTGTCCGTTGCGTGGGGTGTTGCCGTGGCGCGGGACATGGACGCGGTTGCGATTGGCGTACACGCGGGCGACCACGCCATCTACCCGGACTGCCGCCCGCAGTTCGCCGCCGCCATCGAGCGCGCGCTATGCCTGGGAACGGACACGGCGATACAGCTGCTCACGCCATTCGTGCACAAGACGAAAACGGACATCGCCGCCATCGGCTCCAAGCTCAGCGTCCCCTACGCGCTGACGTGGACGTGCTACGAGGGCGGGGAGTTCCATTGCGGCAAGTGCGGCGCATGCCAGGAACGCAAGGAAGCATTCCGAGACAGCGGCAACGCGGACCCGACGCAGTACGCGGCATGAACGAGTCGGACAACATCATCGCAGACCTGCAGCCGCTTGCGATTGCGATAGACGAGCTGAACATCGACCCCCACAACGCGCGGGCACACGACGAGCGCAACATCACCGCCATCTGCAAGAGCCTCCAGAAGTTCAAGCAGCGTCACCCCGTCGTTGTGCAGAGAGAGGGAATGGTCGTCCGCGCCGGCAATGGCCGCGTCGCTGCAGCCCGGCGCCTGGGATGGACGCACGTGGCGGCCGTTGTCGTGGACGAGACGGCGGTGGAGGCCACGGCGTTCGCCATTGCGGACAACCGGACGGCAGAGCTCGCGACATGGGACTGGCCTGAGCTGGCGGCGCAGCTGGCGGACCTGAACGAGAAAGGCTTCGACGTCGAGGAGCTGTCCTTGGACTTCGAGAACTTGTTTCAGGGCAACTGGGAGCCCGCGGCCGAGGAGGGGCTGGACGGGGAGCACAAGCACACCATCGTCTTTTCGGACGAGCAGTGGGAGGCGGTGAGCCAGGCCCTCGACCGCATGAGCGACCTGGCGGGCGAGAAGGTGTTGCCGGGTGCCGCGGTGGTGGAGTTTGCGATGACGTGGATGGCCAAGGAGTGACGCACATCCGGCTCGCCTACAGTGGACCGCCGCATGCCCTGCGCACCGGGCTCGGCCCGCGACCAGGTGTGAAGCCGGAGAACCTGCCTTCCGTCCTGGTCAGCTACGTCTACCTCAAGCAGTGGCTCAAGAGCCGGCACGAGTACGATGTCCGGGACTGGGTGATGGACTCGGGCGCGTTCTCCGCGTTCAAGTCCGGCAAGCGCATCGACCTGCAGGAGTTCATCAACGTCTGCCTGGAGCTGCAGGCGGTGGACCCGACGCTGGTGGAGGTGTTCGGCTTGGACGTCATCGACAGCTGGGAGGCCGGCTTGCGCAACGTGGAGGAGATGTGGCGGCAAGGCGTCCGCGCCATTCCCACGTATCACAAGGGGGAGCCGGAGGAGGTGTTGCTGCACCTGGGCGAGACGTACCCGAAAATCGCTGTGTCCGGCACCGGCGGGAAGCCGATGCACAGGAATGAAAAGATACGGTTCTTCAACCAATGCCTGTCCCGCGTTTGGCCCGCCAAGGTCCACGGCTTCGCGGTGGTCGATGCGGCGTGCTTGCGTGCGCTGCCATTCCACTCGGTGGACTCCTCCTCGTGGGAGTCTGGGCCAACCAAGTGGGGGACGTGGCGGACGATGAAGGGCAATGCAAAAGGGCGCATGAGCGTCCGTGGGAGCAAACATGACCTCAGAGACGAAGTCGATTGGTACCTCAGCGAGGAGCAGCAAGCCCGCGTCCGATGGAGAAAGCAGCTTGGACACCTACGAGGTGTCCCCGAGAAGCCTGGACCTGTCGCTGGTCTTGGATGGGAGCAGTGGGCACGGCTACGCCCATGAGTACGATGGCTGGCTCGCCCTGTTCAAGATGCTGGCGTGCGCATCGCTGCCGTTCGCGCTCGACAACGTGCCGTCCACATGGGCGCCGTTCCTTGCTGACCTCGGTCACCACGTAAGGACCGTCGGCTTCACTAGGGTGTGGGATTGCGAAACCTTCGACTGGCTCGGAGAGTACAAACGGGCGCGGGACAAGCGCCGGGTGGTCGAGATTGCGAGCACGTGCCGCCCCGAGCTGGTTCATGCGCTGTACTGCGCAGACACGGAGTGGCCGTGCCCGTTGCGCGGGCAGCGGTTGAAGCGAGAGTTTCCGGTGACGTGCAACGGCTCCTTCTTCCGCCCCGAGGTGCAGCAGTACCGGGCAAGGCTGGAGGCCTACGACACGTTCAAGTCGCGCTGCGTGATTGTCCCGTGCGCGGCGGAGAAGCCGTACCCGAGCGCGACGCACCGTGAGGTGATGCGGCGGCTGCCTGACAATAGTTGGCACCTCATCATCGCCACCGGCGTCCTCGGCCTCGTGCCGCAGGAGCTATGGGACGACATGCCGCTGTACGATAGCGGGATTCCCAACCTGCAGCGGGTGACGGACACGGTGCGGTGGTACTTCAGCCGCCATGCCTATGATGCTATCGTCGTCTACTCGGACTTCTACGCGTCCGCGGTGCGCCGTGGGCTGCAGGAAGCCAACACGCTGGAGGCGGAAGGTGTCCACTTCGTTTTGGGCTCGCACCCACGGGACACCTATGAGAACCTGACGCTGCCCGAGCACCTCGATAGGCTCGAACAGGCCATGCGACAACACCCATCGGGAGAATGACCGTGGAGTACAACCGAGCTTTCACCATCCAGTCGTGCCACTTCAACGACGAACGGACCTACGACGCCCACGACAAGGCGATGGCCGCGGCCGTCACGGGCGACTACTTCAATGGTTTCACCGGCTTGTGTGATGTCCTGCGGGACTCGCACGGCCACAACTTTGAAATCTCAATCTCGGCGCGTGCCAACGAGCTGTTGACCAGCGAGTGCGAGCGCGGTGGACAGTCTTGGGTCGTGGACGACGAGGTGCTGCGGGACATGGTTGCCATGTGGGACAACACGAACCTGTCGGTTCACAAGGACTTTGAGGGCGTGCGCGCCACGACAGAGAACATGGCTCGCATCTTGCGCCGCAAGCTCCGCGAGGCCTTCCCCGACGTCCAGTTCGCTGTCCGAGTGCGCGAGAACTTTGACGTGGAGGCCAGCGAGGGATGACATTTGATACGACTGCGGTGCAGCAAGCGGTCTACGACTTGCTGCGGGGCGTGGGCGAGGACCCGACGCGCGAGGGGCTGGCGGACACCCCGGCGCGCGTTGCGCGCGCATGGGCGGAGATGTTGGACGGGTACGGGAAGAACGCCATAGACGTGCTCAAGACCACGAGCGGCGAGAACGGCTTCTCGAACATCGCCTACGACCAGATGATTGTCCTGGCCGGCTACCCGATGACGAGCACGTGCGAGCACCATATGCTCCCGTTCATGGGACACGTGGACGTCGGATACATCCCGGGGGAGAGCGGTGTCGTTGTTGGCCTCTCCAAGCTCGGGCGGCTCGTGGAGATGTACGCCGCGCGTCTACAGGTGCAGGAGCGGCTGACGCACCAGGTGGCGGACTCCCTCAGCTGGGCGCTTGCGCCGCTTGGCGTGGGTGTACGTGTCCGCAGCGTCCACCAGTGCATGACGTGTCGAGGTGTCCGCAAGGGCGGCGTGATGGTGACTGAGGCGTTGCTGGGCGCGTTTCAGGACCACTCGGTGCGGGACGAGTTCTGGCATTTGGCGGACTCCGGCGGTGGAGCGTGATTTTGTCCAACGAGGCGTCGGTTGCTCTTTCTGTGTTTGCGGACATTGAAACGCAAGCGCTCTTCGATTACGGCTTCGTGCAAGACGGTCGCTGGCCCTTCAAGTGCTTCGCCATATTCGACACCGAAGAGCCGCCGGTCTGGATGGAGCCCAAGTTTCGTGAGCAGGCGAAGGGTCTTGCGATACGCTGCCGCCGCGTTGCACGGAGACGCGCGCTGCTGGTTCCCATACGAGCCGGTGTGTGGTGGGACCCCGCGAAATACATCAGCAAGTTTCGTGTGAGCGGCAAACGTAGCCACAAGATTCGCCGCGCGACGCCCGCTTGGGCTGACCATGCGGCCATCGCGAACGTCTACCGCTCGTGTCCACGCGGACACCACGTCGACCATATTGTCCCGTTGGCAGGGAAAACGGTCTGCGGGCTGCACGTGGCCCCAAACCTTCAGCACCTGCCCGCTGAAGAAAACCGTCGCAAAGGAACAACGACGTGATTCTCGCCACTCGATACCACGACTTCTCGGCCGGACACCGCGTCACGGGACACGAAAACAAATGCGCACACCTCCACGGGCATAACTACCGGGTGCATTTCTACGTAGAGGCCGAGGAGCTTGACACCGTGGGGCGCGTCCTGGACTTCTCCATCATCAAGTCGCTGCTCTGTGAATGGCTTGAGAAACATTGGGACCACCGCATGATTCTTTGGGAGGATGACCCGAAGTTGGAACTTTTGCTAGCGGCGGTCGGGCCTGAGGGGTCTTTCCTGGATGACATCGCCGTGGTCCCGTTCAATCCCACGGCCGAGAACATGGCGCGATACTTGGTCGACAACGTCGGGCCGGAGGTGTTACCCCACGGCCTCCGGCTCGCACGTTGTCGCGTTGAGGAGACGCGGAAGTGCGCCGCGGAGTACGCGCTCTGACCGCTCTACAGGCTGGAGCTGCTGCGCCGCCCGCGGCATACCCGCAGCCGGGGCGCGCCACTTGGCCGCAAACGGACCTCCATCATGCCGGCGCACATGGCCACGCGCCCGCGCTGGGTGGCGACAAGGTGCGCCCAGCCCCACGGGGCGACGACGTGGGCGGGCAACCCGTAGTCCACCCAGTACGCCAGCTTCCCCCGCTGGTAGACGCAGACGACGTGGCCCTCCCCGTACCAAACGGTCCCCAGCCACGCCCTGTCCGCCATTCCGCTCTGCAGCAGCGCCGTCGCCCAGTAGAGTGCATGGTCGTCGCAGTCCCCAAACTCCGTCTCTCCGCACTCGATGCGGTGCTGGAGCTTGCGCGGGTCCATCACCACGTCCAACAGTCCGCGCAACGGGTCGGGCCGCCAGTTCTTCCCCCACGCCAACTCCGTCGCTATTTCACGCTCGTTGTAGAACTTTGGCAATGGCGGCCAACGCCGCATCCGTGTCACGTTGAGAGAGAGGCCGTACCAGAGCGGCACGAGCCAGTAGAAGCGACGATAAAACAGCCGCACGAACCAATCCTTCATTCCCAAACCCCCCACCGATACAGGGTAACGAGATGAGCCAGCTCCGCATCAGAGAAATCTTTCCCACCATCCAAGGCGAAGGCCGGTGGACGGGAGCGCCCAGCGTGTTCGTCCGCCTGCAGGGGTGTGATGTGGGGTGTCCGTGGTGCGACACGAAGGAGTCGTGGGACTTTGGCGCACACGACATCCTCGCCGTGGTCCGTGGTAGGGACTTGGCGGACTTCGTCCGCGCCCAATACGGCGCCAAGCCGGGCATTCACCACATCGTCATCACCGGTGGGGAGCCGGCGGCGTACGACTTGCTGGAGGCCACCTCTAGTCTCATCTCCCGCGGCTTCACCGTGTCGCTTGAGACGAGTGGGACGTACCCGGTACGTGTCCACGATGATACGTGGGTCACCGTCTCCCCAAAGTGGGACATGCCAGGTGGGCGCAAGGTGCGCGATGATGTGCTGTACAGGGCCAACGAGTTGAAGTGCGTGGTAGGCAAGGAGGCGGACGTGGAGCGGGCGATTGATGCGTGGCTGCCGGAGCAGCGTGCGAACGGCGTCCAGCTCTACCTGCAGCCGGTGAGCCAGAGTGGGCGCGCCACGGACCTCTGCGTCGCCGCGTGCTTGGAGACAGGGGCGCACCTGAGCGCGCAGACCCACAAGTACCTGGACCTCCAATGAGCGGCCACCTGCACATCACCCCTGGTCCTGATGTGGTGACAGCGACGGGACGAGAAGTCTCCGCGGTCCACTGCAAGACGTGCCACCGAAAGACGGTGCATGTCGAAGTCGTCCTCACCGACTCTGAGCCCGGGTACTACCAGCCCCACATGGCTCTGCAGTGCAAGCGGTGCAGGACAGTGCGGACGTGGGTGCAGCCGCGGTGAAGCTAGTGCCTGGAGACGAGCGGCGAGAGCTCTCTGTCCGATGGTGCAGGAGCTGCGGAATGAAAACGATTCACTTCGCCTGCCTCTTCTACGAGCGCAAGGAGGGGAGCGTCTACGATGCCGTCAAGCTATTCTGCTGTTGTGAGTGCAACCCGGTGCGCTTGGGGATGGAGGAACGGCGGTGAGTGTATTGAAACGCAAGGTGGCGCAGCTGGAGTCGTACGATGTCTCTTGCAACGTGAAGCGGGAGGGTGACAAACTCGTCCTCACCATCGAGAGCCAGAGCTTCACGCATGTCGAAAAGTGGGACAGCACCGGAGAGCGGTTGCTGGAGGTGCGGAACATCCCCGTGCGGGCCAAGCGATGAGCGCCACGGTGAAGCGGTTCCCTGTCCCAGATGAGGCGCATCCCCACCGGCACGACACCATGGTCCCCGTCTACGCTTGCGAGAGCTGCGCACACGAAGGCGATTTCGCGTTCTGTCCGATGTGCGGGCTTCGTCGGTTGTGTCCGGCCATCTCCGTGTTCACCTGTCCGCACCGCACCGACCCGTTCTGCGGGCAGCGCCACACCTGTCCGCTCACGGAGGATTTATGAAGCTCGAAATCAAGTCGAATGATTTGGACGTGTTACTCGGCAAGCTGGAGCGGGTGCGGCTCGACGCCGTTCCCTTCGCGGTCCGGGACAGCCTAAACGCGAGCGCCTTTTTCACCAAGCGCGAGTGGACAGGCGAGATACACCGCCGAATGACCGTTCGAAACACGTGGACGCAGCGCGGCATCAAGACCCGAAACGCCACGGGCAAGCAAGTCTCCCGCATGGAGAGCGTCGTGGGCAGCGTGCGCAGCTACATGAGCAAGCTGGAGGAGGGCGGCACGGTGTCCGATGCAAGGGGTGTCCCCATCCATACCAGCGTCGCCAGTGGGGAGGGCAGGGGTGCCCGTCCCCGTACCAAGGTCGTCCGCCCAGGCAACCGTCTCAACAAAATCCAACGCTACACAGGAAGAGGGGGGACACAACGACAGAAGAATGCCGACGCTGTACGGCAAGCGCAACGTGGAGGGGGCCGCTCCAAGGTGGCCTACATGGAGGTTGGAGCACGCAAGGGACTCTACAAGGTGTCCGGGAGCAAGAAGAACCCAAAGATAGACCTCATCATTGACCTCACTCGCATCAGCGTACGTGTACCCGCACATCCTACATTGGAGCCAACGCTTGAAAAAGTGAACCCACGACTTGCCACACTCCACGCTCTTGCCATCGTGAGGCAGCTGCGCAGGCAGGGGTGGCTCTAGGACATGTTTTCTGTCCGAAAAGGTACTGCGCAGGCACCCCCCCCGCTGTGCCACTTTTTAGCAACGCGCCACCTCTCGCCCAAAATGGCTGGAATGAGACGCTTTTGACCAAGCCACGGAAAACCAAGCACGTCACCAAGAGCCACTTCGCGCGCATGTGCGGGGTGAGCCCGAGCGCGGTGACGAAGGCATGCAGAGGGAAGCTGAAGCCGGCGCTGCACCGGGACAGGGTGGACGTGGAGCACGCGGCGGCCGTGGCGTACCTGGCGAGCCACAAGAAGGGGAACGGGGCGGCGGACGCGCGGACAGTGAATGGGGACGGTGGTGGGCCGCAACCCCCCGCTCCAGACAAGAATGGACGCCGCGTGGACGGCGTGTCCCCTGTCGTGGTGCACAACGAGGACAACCTGGGCGCGTACGCGGACATGACGATACGCGACATTGTGAACCAGTTTGGCACCGAGCGCGTGTTCAAGGACTGGCTGGAGGCGCACAGCAAGATTGAGGACGTGGAGCAGAAGCGCATCCGGAACCAGGAGTACCGGGGCGAGCTAGTGCGGCGGGACTTGGTGAGGCGCACGGTGTTCTCCGCCTGGGAGGACAGCAACCGGCGGCTCCTGGGCGATGTGCCGCGCACCCTGGTCGCCAGGCTTTACGCGGCGGCGCTGAGTGAGGTATCTAAGGAGGAGTCCGAGCGGGTGGTCAAAGAGATAATCTCGGGCGTTCTCCGCAACGTGAAAGAGACTGCGGAGCGTGCCCTTGAACCCAAACCTTGAACCGAACCTTTGACCTCCCGCGCGGTTAGAACATCTCATGTCAAAGTTCAACGAAGAACGGGCCGCCGACATCATCCGCTACCTCCGCCAGGGCAGCGAGCTGACGCGTGCGGCGCAACGGGCGCGGGTGACGCGGCAGACGGTGTGGAACTGGCGGCGGCAAGGACGCCACGAGGGCGAGGGTCCGAAGTACGAGTTCGACCTGGAGATACAGGCCATCGAAGCCGAGCAGACGACGGCGGCCGAGAACACGGTGAAGCGCATCATGACGGACCGGACGGACAACCGCTCCGCGCTCAACGCCGCCAAGTGGTACCTGGAAAAGCGGGCGCCGGAGGAATACGGGACCAAGGCGACGCTCGCCATCCAGATTCGACAGGAGATGGCGTTGGAGATGTTGGACTACCTGAGAGAGAGACTTGATGCCCGAACTTATGACGTGGTCGTCGCTGCACTGGCTCCAACGGGCGGCGGGGGAGCAGCGCCACCAAAGCTCAACAGCTGAACCCGAGTTCGTTGGTCGAGCGCGGGTGCGGGACGACGGGCTTGGTGACCTCACCTGGCTCGCCAACCAAGTGCGCGACCTCACCCACGAGCTTGAGCACCTGAAGCCAAGCGAGTGGGCGGAGCAGAACCGGTACCTCCCCAGCAGCGTGTCCACGATACCCGGGTACTACCGCTTCGACGTCACGCCGTACCTGCGTGAAATCGTTGACTGTTTAGACATGGAGTCCGTGGTGCGCCAGGTGGCGGTGATGAAGGGCGTCCAGATTGGCGTCACCGTCGGCATCTTGGAGAACGGCCTCGGCTACGCCATCGCGCACGTGAAGAATGCGCCGTGCATGCTCGTCACCGCGGACGCAGAGCTGGCGAAGAACAGGATGGATTCCTACATCACCCCCATGCTCCAGCACTCGGGGCTCGCCCACCTGGTCAAGAGCAGCGACACCATCAGCACGCGCAAAACGGGCAAGACAGACAAGCGCATCGACTGGGAGGGTGGCGGCTTCCTCATCCCCATGGGGGCGCAGAACGCGAACAAGATGCGCTCCGTGTCCATGCAAATCTTCTACGGCGACGAGGTGGACGGGTGGCCGCAGAAGGTGGGGAAGGACGGGGACCCCTGGCAACTCTGCGTCGACCGGACCGCGGCCTACGAAAGCAGCCGGAAGCTCGTGGCGGTGAGCACGCCGCTGGAGACGCAGACCAGCAAAATCTACGACCTCTACAAGCAAGGGGACCAACGCATGTACTTCGTCCGCTGCCTCGCTTGCCAGGCGCAGCAGACGCTGGCGTGGACGCGGTCGAACAACGATACGGGCGAAGTGTCCGGCATCACCTGGGATTTGGATGACGACGGGAACCTCGTGCCCGGCTCCGTCCGCTACGTTTGCAAAGCATGCGGGCACGAGCACCAGAACCACGACAAGACGAAGCTGTTGAGCCCGGAGTACGGGGCGGAGTGGAAGCCGACGGCGACGCCGACCAGCCCACAGAACCGCAGCTACCACGTCTCCGCCCTCTACTCGCCGGTGGGGATGCAGTCGTGGGAGAGCTGCGTGAAGCTATGGCTGGAGGCTTGGGACGTGGAGCACGACCGGGTACGCGACATCTTCAAGCTCCAGGTGTTCTACAACAACGTCCTCGGCCGCCCCTTTGAGCAGCGCGGGGAGCGCCTGACGTTCCAGCGGGTGAGCACGCACCGGCGCGAGTACGCGTACGGAACCATCCCAAACAAGCTCGCGGTCGACCACATGGGGAGCCGCATCTTGCTGCTGACGTGTGCGGTGGACGTACACAAGGACAACCTCGCCGTCGGCATCTTTGGATGGGCGCGCGGCCGGCGTTGCGCGTTGGTCGACTACTTCAAGTGGGTCGGGGACACGGAACAGCTGGACGACCCGGAGACGTGGGGGAAGTTGCGCGAGCTTGTGGAGTTCCAGAACTGGACGACGGACGAAGGGCTCATCTACCGCCCGGCCATCACTTTGGTGGACAGCGGGTACCGGGCGGACGTCGTGTACGGGTTCGCAAGCGAGTACGAAAACGGGGTGTTTCCCATCAAGGGACAAGACGTCCCGCCCAAGTCCGCGCGGCACAAAGAGTTCAACGAGTTCAGCACTCCCATGGGCACACGAGCGTTCGGTGTCACGGTGGACGTATACAAAGACCGGTGGAAGGCGGGACTGAGCCGCGGGTGGGACGGACTGGGACAACAGCCCGTCGGCTACTTCAACGCGCCGCGAGATTGCACGGACGCCCAGCTCAAGGAGTTGACGGTGGAAACGAAAAGGGAGAAGCTGCACGCGACCACTCGACAGCGTATAGGATGGGAGTGGCACCGACCGAGCGGCGCGGCGAATGAGTTATGGGACCTTCTGATTTACAGCAACGCCGCGCTAGATTTGATAGCCTGGGACGTGTGCCGCAACCAGTTCGAGATGGACTACGTGGACTGGACCAAGTTCTACGACCTGGTCGAGCAGCAGAAGCTCTTCGTTGAGACAGCAGCATGACCGCACGTGATACAGCTTGGCTGAAGGAACGACTCGCGTGGCACGACACCGCGATTGCCGAGTATGAGACGGCGGCACTGGCGCTGGGAAGCGGGGCGCAAAGCTACCGCATCAACACCGGCCAGACGGAGCAGACGGTGACACGGCCGCAGCTGGCGCAGCTACGGGTGACGCTGGAAGGATTGTACCAGCAGCGCGCCAACCTCTACGCGCAACTCTACGGCGGAAGCACGTACGCCCGGCCAGGTTGGTGATGAGCTTCGGGGATTGGCTTGGAACCGTCTTTCGCACTGCACCCGCGGCACCCGCGGAGCCGGCGAAGCAGTATGTGAGCGTGAGCGACTTGCCGCGCGCCAGCGCATCGCTTCGCAGCGCAACGAGTGTCCGCATGGGTTTGAATACGGGTGAAACTTTCCCGGGTGGGTTTGGTCCGACGACCCAGGTGTTCCACGACTACTGGACGTTGCGCGAGCGGAGCATCGAGCTGTTCAAGACCAACGCGTACGCGCGTGGACTCGTGCGGCGTCTCATCACCAACGAAATCAACACCGGGCTGGAGCTTGGCGCGAGCCCTGAGGAGATGATGCTGGGGATGCAGGAGAGCGCGCTGGAGGACTGGAGCGAGTCGGTGGAGCAGCGTTTCCACGTCTGGTCCCAGCAACCGCGCATCTGCGACTTCAAAGAGCAGCACCGCTTCGGCAGCCTCCAGGCGGAGATGCGGCGCGCGTCCTTCATTGGCGGAGACGTTCTTGTCGTACTGCGCATGGACAGGCGGACGGGAATGCCGAGGGTGCAGCTGGTGGACGGCCGCACTATCCTCACCCCGTTCTCCGGCACTGATGGCGTGGGACCGGACAAGCTAATCCGCCACGGCGTCGAGATGGATGGCGACGGCAGGCACGTCGCGTACTGGGTTCTGCAGGCGGACGGCACGCATCGTCGTCTCCCGGCGTACGGTGCGCGTTCAGGACGTCGACAGGCTTGGCTGGTGTACGGTACCGACCACCTCTTAGACGAGGTGCGTGGCCAGCCGTTGCTGTCCCTATTTCTGCAGATGCTGAAAGAGGTGGACCGCTACAAGGACGCGGCGCTCCGCAAGGCGGTCATCAACAGCATCCTCGCCATGTTCATCAAGAAGGACCAGGAGAAGATACCGTCGATGCCCATCAGCGGCGGCGCCACGCGGCGCGGTGAGGACAGCGTGTTGGGCGAGGACGGGGTTGAGCGCACGTTCTCCGTCTCCGATTTCATTCCCGGCTTGGTGGTGGAGGAGTTGAACCCAGGGGAGACGCCCGAGGCGTTTGGTTCCCAGGGCACGGACGAGAAGTTTGGCGAGTTCGAGGAAGCCATGCTCCGCGTCTACGCGTGGTCGAACGAGATACCGCCGGAGATTCTTCTCCTCAGCTTCTCCAACAACTACTCCGCGTCGCAGGCGGCCATCAACGAGTTCAAGATTTATCTCAATCGCATTCGGACGGACATTGGTCAGAACTTCTGCGCCCCCATCTACCAAGAGTGGCTGCTGAGCCAGGCGTTGCGCGGAGACGTTGCGGCGCCCGGGCTCGTGGACAGCTACCGGGCACGGGACTGGCCGCGGTGGGGTGCGTGGGTGCAGTCGGAGTGGGCGGGTCACATCAAGCCCTCGACGGACATGCTGAAGCAGGCCAAAGGGTACGAGATGCTCATCCATCACGGTTGGATAACGAACGACCTGGCGGCGCGAGAGCTGACGGGAACCAAGTTCTCAAAGAACATCAAGAAGCTCCGCGGCGAAAACGAGATGCTTGCGGAGGCCAACGAACCGCTCAACATCGACATCACACCGGCCACCAATGCACCGCCCGTGGAACCGGTTGAGGACGTCGAGGAAGAGGAAGAAGAAGATGTGGCTGCTGGCTGAAAACGTACTCAAGGCTCTCCTCGAAGCGCAGGCTGCCAAACTATTCCCCACCGCTGAGGAACAGCGACAACATGCGCAGTCGCAACGCCAGGCAGGTGGTTCGTTCGGCGGTGGGGGAACTCAAGACATCATGGTCGCGGGCGTCCTGACCAAGGAGCCGGATTTGTTTGCAGCCCTGTTCGGCGGCGGGAACACGTCGTACCGGGACATCCAAGCGGCGCTCGCGGCGGCGGAGACGGACCCGAGCGTGCAAGCGGTGCGCATGGTGGTGGACAGCCCGGGTGGCCATGTCGATGGCTTGTTTGATACGCTGGCCGCCATCGAATCGTTCTCCAAACCCATCAGCGTTCTTGCCAGCAACGCCCAGTCCGCAGCCTACGCCATCGCCGCCGCCGCCGGACCCATCGAGGCCAGCAACCCGGCAGCCACGTTCGGCAGCATCGGCGTCGTGCAGAGCATGGTGGTGGACGAGAGCATCGTCACGCTCACCAACACGGAGAGCCCGGACAAGCGGCCCGACCCAACGACGGAAGCGGGGCGCGCCGTCATCGTGAAGAACCTGGATGCGATACACGGCCTGCTCGTGGAGGCCATTGCGTCGCACCGTGATACGGCAGCCGCCACGGTGAGCGAGAGCTTTGGACGCGGCGCGACGTTACTGGCGAGCGAAGCCAAGAAACGAAATATGATTGACAGCATTGCAAGACCAATCTTGCGGGCTGTCCCGGAAACCAATGCCACCGCACTCACGCGCGGTGCGGAGGGGAAAGTAATGAACGTAGAGGAACTGAAAGCCCAGCACCCCGCGCTATACCAAGCGGTCGTCGCATCGGGCATTGAACAGGGAATCGCGCAAGAGCGGGAGCGGTGCATCGGACATCTGCTCGTTGGTGAGAAGGCAGGAGCCCTTCCCATCGCCGTGAAAGCGATTCGGGAAGGAACCGACATGGGCTTCGGCATTCAAGCCGAGTACATGGCGGCGATGGCATCACGGTCCGACACCACGGCGCGGGAGCGCGATGAAGAGGACGCAGAGAAGGCGCTGGCTGCTGCACAGAAGTCGAAGTCAAAGGACCTCGGCTCCCAGGTGGCGGACGGCGTAGAGCGCCTGCTCGGCAAGCAACGCGCCCAGGGGGGACACGCAAATGGCTAACATCACAATCACGAACGTCGACACCGGAAGCGTGGAGCTGCGCGACGGGGAGTTTCAGGACGCAACCATCACCTTCGCAGGTGCGGACGTGTACGCGCCCGGCACCCTGCTCGCCGTCCTTACGGCTGCACCGGCAGGGGCCTACGTCCTCTGGGTCAACGGCGCGGCGGACGGGAGCGAGATTCCCAAGGCGGTGCTGACGTACGAGCTGGAGGCCGCGGGCGCCGGCGACGAGACGGCGCGCGTTCTTGTGGGAGGCGTGGTCAATAGCGACCGGCTCCTCGAAGATGCAACTGGCGACGGCAGCAACATCGATGCAGAGAACATCCGTCAACTTCAGGACGTGGGAATCACCGCCCTGTCCACCGAGCAGCTTGCTGTCTTGGACAACCAATAAGAGGGGAACAGACTAATGGCGAGTGACGACACGACCCTTCGGATGCTTCAAGCGTACATCGAGGACGCTACAAGCCCGATGTTTCTCAGCGGCTACTTTCAGAGCCCGCCTGAGAACTTTCACACGAGTGAGAAGGTGGAGATTGACATCGAGCGGGACGACCGCGAGGTGGCCATCGTTATCCAGGACATGACAGTGGGGCGCAGGCAGAACGAGAGCAGCCTGTACACCAACAAGGAGTTCATTCCTCCCATCTACGACGAGGAAGGTGTCATCACGGCATACGACCTCATCAAGCGGGTGGCGGGCGAGGACCCCTACATGCAACCAAACTTCCAGTCGAACGCGACCGTGCGTGCCTTCAAGCTCATGCGAAAGCTAGAGCGCAAGGTGCGCCGGGCCATCGAGCTGCAGGCCTCTCAGGTTCTGCAGTCAGCAACGCTCGACCTGAAGGACGACGCAGGGACAACGCTGTACGCGTTGGACTACAAGCCGAAGGCCACCCACTTCCCGACCACGGGAGCGACATGGGCAACCCCGGCAACCTCTGTCCCGTTCGACGACCTTGAGTCGCTGGCGGACGTCATCCTCACCGATGGCAAAGCTGAGGCCGAGAACGTCATCATGGGCCGCACGGCGCTGTTGAACTTCCAGAAGTCAACGCAGGTGCAGACCATTGCGGACAACCGCCGCTTCGAACTCACCAACATCCAAGCGCCGGAGTCGCGCGGGGCTGGCGGCAAGTTCCACGGCATCTGCTCCGTCGGCCAGTACCGGCTGAACGTCTGGTCGTACACGGGCCGCTACAAGGACCCGCAGACCGGGAATACGTTGCCGTACATCGAGGACGACAAGGTCATCATGCTAGCCCCGGGCCGTCTTGACCTGAGCTTCGGTGCCATCCCGCTCCTTCGTGGACCGGAGCAGCGAGCTCTACCGTTCCTCCCGCCGCGCGTGAGCGATGGTGGCGTGGGCGTCGACCTCACGACAAACGCCTGGTTCACGCCAGACGGACGTCACCTCATGGTGAGCGCGGGAACGCGGCCACTGTGCATCCCAACGGCAATCGACACCTTCGGCTGCCTCGACACCGTTCCGTAGACAGGAGGCGTAGATGGCTGACGAACAAGAACCAACGCTAGAGGTTCCCGCGGAGGAACCAGCAAAGCGAGAGGACACGAAGCCCATCAAGGTGGCAGCGAGGCGGCGCGCCAAGTCGTCAGCACCGTCAGCTTCCAAGGTTGTCGTGGCAGAGGGGAAGTCCATCACGTGCTCCCGCGCCCACGGCATCAGAGGACCAGGCGAAGAAATAACCGCTGACCTGTTCACTGATGGACAGGCGGCTGTCGATGCCCTTCTTGAGAAGGGCTACCTGGTCAAGACATGAGCGGGTTGCGGCGACAGGCCATTCAGGACCTCTGCACCATCATGCAAGATGATGTGCTTGGTCCTGGTTGGCCCGTTGTCGTGACGAACCCCGACGGGGAAAAGCGCCGGCTCTTGGGCATCACGACCGACATCGGAGAAGAGCTGGACCCCGACACGGGGATTGCGGTTGCGGGGCGTCGCGCCAGCGTGGCGCTCCACATCCGTTCCCTCACTGCAGCCGGCCTAGACTTGCCGGTGAACGTGGCGGACCAAACGAAGCGCCCCTGGCTTATGACGTTCTTGAACAGCGAGGGCGTGGAGGTGGACTACAAGGTCAACGATTCCATGCCGGACACGGCGCTCGGACTCGTCGTCTGCATGCTTGAGATTTACAAGCCGTGACCATTGCGACGCTCATAGACAAGCAAGACAATGTTGAAATCATCCGCGCCAAGCTCGGCCAGATTCTACTCGCAGAGGTTGCGGCGCAGAAAGCGCTCGCCATCGCCGCGACAGAGAACCCGGTGCTGTGGAACCTACGGGTGTTCCTCGACCGCACCAATCCGTGGAACGAGTTCTTGCAGGCGCCCGACCAAGACGTCGTGGACGCCACACCCATCGCCAACATCCACTTCGACAGCAGTGCGGTGGACGGCAGGGCCAGCAACGTCGTCACGAACCAGACATATGATGGCGTATTCAACATCGACGTCTACGGCTACGGCGTCAGCAGCTACGCGGCCACCGGCCACACCGCAGGGGACTACAAGGCGAGCAGCGAGGCGCACCGTGGCTGCAGGCTCGTGCGGAACATCCTCATGGCGGCCGAATACACGTACCTCGACCTTCCCGGCACGGTCACGAAACGCATGGTGCAAACCATCGACGCGTTCCGCCCGCCGCTGGACGAGAAGGCAGCCACCCAGGTTCACGCCCAGCGCCTCAGGCTCGGCGTTCGTTACTACGAAGAGGCGCCCATTGCAGCCGGCGCACCGCTGGAGCAAATCGGCGTTGAAGTGTTGCGAAAGGAAACCGGCGAGATTTACCTCACCGCAGAGTATGATGTCACCTAAGGACAGGAGTTTGTGAATGACTATTGATGTGAGCGCGGTGGCACGCGTGCTCGGTATCGAGCCCGTGTTCAAAGACCTGCGAGGGGGTGCGGCGCTATTCGTGCCGCAGCGAATCGGGGTGTTCGGACAAGGGACGACGGCAGCTCAAGCCACCTACAGCAACGACAAGGCCGTGGTCTTTAGCGCCGCGGAGGTGGGAGCAACCTACGGGTTCGGCTCTCCTTTACATTTGGCGGCGAAGGAATACTTCCCCTCCAACGGAGACGGCATCGGGACCATCCCGCTCACCGTGTTCCCGTTGGACGATGATGCGAGCGGCGTGGCCGCAGCTGGAGACATCACCCCGAGTGGCACGGCGACAGAAGCCGGCGCGTACCGCGTGAGGGTAAACAACATCCTCAGCGACGAGTTTGTCATCACGGGCACTGACACCGTGGCGAGCATCATCACGAGTATGGAGGCGGCCATCAATGCCGTGTTGGATATGCCAGTCATCGCGGTGGACAACACCACGGTTCTGGACCTCACTGCAAAGTGGGAAGGGGTTTCGTCCAACGCCATCGTCGTCTCCGTAGAGGGGCCGAGCGTGGGTGTCTCGTTTGCCTTCACCCAGCCGACAGGCGGGTTGGTCAATCCAGACGTCACCGCTGCCATCGCGCAGATGGGGAATGTCTGGTACACGCTCATCCACAACTGCATGGACGCGGCAGACACCGCGACCATGGACTTGTTCAAGGCCGAGGGGGAGCTGCGGTGGGGCGCCACGGTGCGCAAACCGTTCCGCTGCTACACGGGCAACACGGCGACCACGGTGGCGAACGCGACCACGGTCAGCGCCGCACGAACGACGGACAAGGTGAATGGGCAGCTGGTCGCACCGGGCTCCATCGACCTCCCGTTCCAGGTGGCCGCGCGGCAGCTTGCGCGCATTGCGCGGCGCGCCAACAACGAACCGGGTCGGCTCTACAGCGGCATGCGCGCGGACGGGCTGACGCCCGGCGCAGATGCGGACCAGTGGACGTTCCCGCAGCGGGACGCGGCCATGAAGGCGGGCTCAAGCACGGTGGAGATTGTGGACAGCGAGATTCAGCTTTCCAACATCATCACCTTCTGGGCGCCGGTGGGCGAGCCCATCCCGGCCTTCCGCTTTGACGCGGACATTGTGAAGTTGTCCAATGTCATCTTCAACCTAGACATCGAGTTCTCGAAGGACGACTGGCAAGGCGCCATCCTCGTTCCCGACGGGAGCCCAGCCGTCCAAAGCTACATCAAGCAACCCAAGCAAGCCGTCGCCGCCGTGGCGACCGTGCTCGACGGGTTGGAGCTGGCAGGGCAAATCAGTGACGCGGCGGCGGCCAAGAAAACCATCGTGGCCACCATCGACTCGCAGAACCCGAAGCGGCTGAACGTCTCTGTGACGGTCCAGCTCTCCGGCAACGTCAACGTCACGGACGTGACCCTCAACTTCGGCTTCTACTTCGGCAGTGCAGCCGTCGCGGCATAGGAGAAACAGATGGCAGGAAAAGGCGGAAGCATTCAAAGCGTCTCCATCAACGGGAGATTGTTCCCGGTGGCGGCAGACGCGGACACCTCGCGAAAGCTCGGTGGCTTCGAGAACGAAGTGCAGGCCAACGGGGACGGCACGGCGCGCACCATCAAGACGCGCGTCCCGTGGTCCCTCGGAGGCCTCCAGGTGGAGGTGGACGAGGAGAGGGCGGACCAGCAGTTCCTCCAGCAAGTGGCGGACCAGGCGGACGCTGTCCCCATGGCCATCACGTACGCGTCCCAGGCAACCTATCAAGGCACGGGCACGCTCACTGATGAGCTGTCCTTCAGCAACACCAGCGCGACAGCGACCATCAGCATGATGGGCTCAGGACAGCTGACGCTGCAGTAAGGAGTCGACCATGGCAGATGTCTCCGAGGAGATTGCCAGACAAGAGCTGCACAGGTTCTTCGAGGCAATGGACATCGACGTAGAAGAGAGCGAGTTAGACGAGGACGACAACCAGCAGCTCGGGCTTCTTGTGAGAAGCATATGCTCGGGCAACCTCTCTATCGACGAAGATGGGCAACCGGTCTACCGTCCCAAGACGGGCGGCGGGGAGCCCATCACGTTCTACGAACCAACCGGCGCCAGCTACATGGCAATGGACAAACGAGCGACCAGAAGGAGCGACAGGGGCGCAGAGCCACAAGACCAAACCGTTGCGAAGATGTTCCGCGTCATGGCCGACATGACCAAGACCAACGTGTCCCTCTTTGCCAACATGAAGAACCGCGACCTGAAAGTCTGCATGGCAATCGCGTCGATTTTTTTAGCTCAATAGCGGGGACGCCCCTTGTCCGAGACGGGGAGGACGCGTTTCTTGGAAAGGAACACACAGTGCAGGCGGTCTACTCAGAGATGTTTCTTCAGGTGTGCCGTCTGTACACGTCCCTTCCCGACCCGCGCACGATGACGATGCGTGAGGTGTCCTTCTACTTCGAGGGCTGCCGCGCTGAGTTGCAAGAGCTAACGAAACCGAAGGGGTCGTAAGTGGCCACGCGTTTCAACGTCGAAGCCATCTTCAAGGCCATCGACAAGTTCTCCGCGCCCATTGCCAAGATGGAGGGGAGGCTTGGCAAGTTCACCCGCGGCGTGAAGCGGAGCATGCGCCAGGCCAGCGCGGCGGCCGGCAAGTTCCTCCGCGGCATCAAGAAGGTCGGCCGGGGCCTGCTCGTCTTTGGTGCCGCGGCCGGCTTCGCTGCCTTCAAGGTACTCAGCGCCGGCGCGGACTTTGAGCAGGCGATAACCAACGTCGGCGCCGTTGCGCTCATGACGCGCAAACAGACAGCGGCGATGGAGGAGCAGGCCAAGAAGCTCGGGGAGACCACCAAGTTCACGGCCACCGAGTCCGCGCAGGCCATGGAAATCCTCATGCGCGCCGGCTTCGGTGTCGAGAACACGATGAAGGCTGTTCCCGCAGTTCTCGACGCCGCCGCGGCCTCCGGGCTGGAGATGGCGGAGGTGGCGGACATCACGTCCAATGCGCTCAAGGGTTTCGGGCTTGATACCAGCGAGGCGGCGCGCGTGGCGGACGTGTTGGCGCTGGCCAGCAGCAAGACGAACTCGACCATGGGCACGCTCGGCGAGTCGCTGAAGAACGTTTCCTCCACCGCCCGGCAGCTGGGCGTCCCGCTGGAGGATGCGGTTGCTGGCGTGGCGCTGCTGCAAGACGTGGGGCTAGACGCCAGCGTGGCCGGCAGCTCCTTCAACACCATGCTCACCCGCATGGCCAAGCCACCGGCCAAGATTGCCAAGGCGATGAAGAAGGCCGGCCTCAGCTTCAAGACAGCCGAGGGCGACATGAAAACGCTGCCCGAGGTCATCGAAACGATATCGCTGCTGGCGGAGAAGAGTGGCGGCAACCTGAACCAAGTGGGGGTGATGGCGGAGCTGTTCGGGCTGCGAGGACAGAAGGCAGCCACGAACCTCAAGGACTTGTTCGACCGCAAGAACGGCATCAACCTCGGCGAGCTGACAAAGCAGCTGAACAACGCCTCTGGCGCGGCCAAGAAGATGGCTGCGATACGCATGGACACGCTCACCGGCGACATGACCATCCTCAAGTCCACGCTGGAGGGGGTGAAGATTTCCATCTTCGAAGAAGCAGCGGCGCCCCTCCGCAGCATCGTGCAGTCCATCACCGAGTGGGTGCGGCAGAACAAGGACCTCATCGTGGAGGGCGTAACGGACTTCCTCGTGTTCCTGCGGGAGAACGGGCCGCTCATCATCAATGTCCTCACCCGCATTGCGCGCGTCGTGGGCGTGTTCTCTGTCATGGCGGTTGGCGTCAAGCTGCTGGCGGGCGCGGTTTGGGTTCTCACCGCGGCCATCGCCGCCAACCCCATCGGCCTCTTCCTCACAGCCATCGGCTTGGTCGCGTTCTTCTGGGAGGACTTGGTGGGCACGTGGCGGGAGGCGCAAATCATGCTTCGCAGCCTCTGGTCAACGATACTGGAGGGCGCCAACCGCATCTCACCCATCCTCGGCACCATCGTCGAGATGATTGGGAAGATTCTCAGCTTCAACCCCATCGGCTTGGCCGCGCGCATGGGCAACTTCATCTTCGGCGGGGGTGGTGAAGAAGAGTCGTACACCGGCGGCCTGCCGCCTCCCCCTCCCTCAACCACTCCGCAGGTGACGCCACCGGGGCCGGGCGGGAACTTCGTAATGAAGGAGGACGTCAACATCCTCCTCCGAGACGAGACGGGGCGCGCCGAAGTCTCAAGCAACCGCCCGCGGAACAGCAGCAAGCTCCGCGTCGCGTCAAGTGGGGCAGAGTAGATGACCTGGGAAGATAGACTCCGAACCGCCGCGTACTTCCCGCCCGACTCGCCGGACACCGGACTGGTCTTTTCGTACGAAGATGTTTCACGTGAAACAGTAAAGCGCACGGCGGGCTTCGAGTTCCCCGGGGTGGACGGGACGTACGTGCAAGACAACGGGTTCGGCGCGCAGAAGTTTCCCCTGCGCTGCTACTTCTCCGGCGACGACCACGACTTGCTTGCCACGACGTTTGAGCGGGCGCTGCTGCAGAAAGGGCCGGGGCGCCTGAGTCACCCGCTGTATGGAGAGGCGGACGTGGTTCCGTTCGGCCCCATCTCCCGCCGTGACGACCTCAAGACGCGCGCCAACCAGACGGTGATTCAAGTCACGTTCTGGGAAACCACGAAGCTCGTCTACCCATCCAACCAACTGGACGCGCGGAGCCAGCTGGAGGCGAGTACCGCAGAGTTCATCTCCACCACTGGCCCCTCGCAGTTCGAGGACACGGTTGACGTCTCCACGCTCCTCGCGCAAGGCAACCTGAAGGCCACGACGCAGAACGTGCTCTCCGGCATTGAGGCGACACTGGGCACGGTGGCCGCGGTGACGACGGAGGTGAACAACCTGTTCCGGGACGCGCAGGACGCCATCAACCTGTCGCTGGACATCTTGGTCGGGCAGCCGCTGAACCTGGCGCAGCAACTCTGCAACCTCATCGCGCTGCCGGGCCGGGCCATCAGCGGGTTCGTGGACCGCGTGTTGGGATACCGGGACTTCGCGGTGGTCCTGTTCGGCAGCAAAGCAGGGGACCCGGCGGGCGCCGTGGGGCTGAGCCTTCCGCTCGAAGCCACCGATATCGCAAACGATTTCTTCCTCACGGACCTCAGCGCGGCTGCGGCGGTGAACGGAACGCTCGTGTCGCTGTTGGAGACAGAGTTCGAGACGCGCACGGACGCCCAGGCGGCGGCGGACACCGTGCTCCAGCTGTTCGACGACTGGGTGGCGTGGCGCGAGGCCGGGTACGCGGCGCTGACGTGTGACGTGGGCACCTCCTACCAAACCCTTCAGCAAAGTGTCGCCCTCGCGGCGGGCTTGGTCGTGGAGATTTCCTTCACCCTGCTCTCCGAGCGCGTGCTGGTCCTTGGCCGGAATCGGACCATCGTGGACGTGGCGTCCGAGGTGTACGGCAATGTAGACGACGAGACGCTGAACCGTCTCATCAACAACAACGACCTGACGGGCTCCCAAATCCTAGAGCTGGAGAAGGGGGACCGGATTGCCTATTACGGATGACGTCGTCCTCAAGATAGACGGGCAGCGGTGGTCGTACTGGGAACAGGTGGAGCTCACGCTCTCTCTTGACAGCTTTGACCTCTGCGCGTTCACCAGCGTCTTTGAACCGGACGACCAGGACTTCCGCAACACCTTCAAGCCCTTCACCTTCAAGCCGTTGACGGTGGAGGTGGACAACGACTTGCTCTTCTCCGGGCAACTCGTGGGCGTGGAGCCAAAGACGACGCCGAGCAGCAAGACGGTGGAGTGCCAAGGCTACGCCCTCCCCGCCGTGCTCTCCGACGTCAACGCGCCTGAGTCCGCGTTCCCCATCGAGTTCAACGGGATGACGCTGCAGCAAATCGCTGACCAGCTCGCTGCTCCCTTTGGCGTACAAGTAGAGTTCGACGCGCCCGCCGGCGCCGCATTCCGGCGCGTGAAGATGGAGCGGACGGACAAGGTGTTCGACTTCCTCACGAAGCTGGCAAAGCAGCGCAGTCTCGTCATCAGCAACACCGCGGCCGGGCGCCTCCGCTTCTTCCAGTCCGTGGGCGCCGGCGTCCCCGTCGTCTCCCTCCGGGAAGGGGAGCAACCGTGCCAAAGCATCGCCGCCACCTTCAGCCCGCAAGCGTACTTCTCTGAAATCACGGGCTTTGCCAAGACGAAGGCGGGCAGGCGCGGCAGCCGGTACACGGTGCAGAACCCGAAGCTCCCGTCGGTCGTGCGACCGCTGAGCTACAACGCAGACGACGTGCGAGCGCCCGACCTCCCCACTGCCGTCCAGGCGCGCATGGCGCGGATGTTTGGGAACATGGTGGCATACGTCGTCGAGCTGCCGACGTGGCGCGACCCGGCCGGCGGACTGTTCGCTCCCAACACGCTCCTCACCCTCGAAGCGCCCGGGGCGATGGTGTACAACAAGACCACGATGCTCATTCGAGACGTCGTGCTGAGACAAAACAAGGAAGCGACCACGGCGTCCCTGGGACTCGTGTTACCCGGTGCGTTCAGCGGTCAGCTTCCTGAGGTGCTGCCATGGGATTGATTGGTTCCGTCATAGAGTTCCTTCGAGAGCAAATCGAGGGCGAGCAAGTCATCGGCGTCAAGTTCGACCCGGGTGGAGAGGACACGGCGATTGCGGACCACGTGGCACCCGCCGGCATCGACGCGCCGCCACTGCAGGACGACTACGTGGGGGTGACGCAAGGGGCGGGGACGGGACGCTGGGTGGTTCTCGGCTACGTGGACCCAAAGAACGAGGGCATCGCCAACCCCGGAGAGGTGCGGCTGTACTCCCGAGACAGTGATGGCGCCGTCCTGGTCACGCTCCGCATGGCGGCAGATGAGGAGTTCGTGCACATCGGCCAGGACGTGTGCGAGGAGCTGATTGCGCGGGCCGACCGGGTGGAGGCGGAGCTAGAGAAGCTCAAGACCGCGCACAACGACCACAAGCATGCGCACGACGTCTGCGCGGGTGGCACGTCTGGGGTCGGCACGCTCGCTGGGACATCGGACGTTCCCGACAAGACCTATGACCCGGGCGCGGTGGGCTGCGACAAGGTGAAGGGCGTATGACTGACGTTCGGCTGTATCAAACGGGCGACGGCGGCGAAATCAACTTCGTGCAGGGCAACCCTGAGCTTTCGCCGGTCGGCTACGAGACTGCGGCCTACCTCTCCCTCCTCGGCGGCAACATCGAGGACAACGGGAGCGAGAGCACCGACGCGCTCCAATGGTGGGGCAACCGGACGGAGACGGACCCGGTGCGGCAGTACCGAAGCCGCTTCCAAGGCGCCATCCAAGCGAGCAAGAACCTCGCCTCAGACGTTCTTCGCATCGAGGACGCGGCGGGGCTGGACTTGGCGTGGTTCACCTCCGAGGGGGTGGCGGATGAGGTGCGCGTCTCCGCCTCCGTGCCCGCGTACGACAGGCTAGAGCTGACCGTGGACATCCAGCTTGGCGACAATGAATACTCGTTCACGTTCCTGGTATCGGTGACACTATGAGCCTCAGCACGCCCACGATTGCGCAAATCAGCGACAACATCGTCAACCAGATAGAGTCGAAGCTTTCGCAGACCGTACCGTTCCTCCCCAAGCTCTTCTCGCGCGTGCTCGCCAAGGCGCTCGGGGCCGTGTTCATCCTCGTCTACAAGTATGCCGGCTTCTCGCTGCTGCAGATGTTCGTGGCCACGGCGTCGTCCAAGGACACGGTCGTCAACGGCAAGACGGTCAACCCGCTCACCGAGTGGGGCGTGCTACTGGGCGTCGGCAAACCCAATGACGCAACGCGTTGGGAGGGCACGGCCACCATCTCCGTCCTCAACCAAACGGGCTCCCTCCCCGCCGGCTCTCAGCTCCTTCGGTCGGAGACCGGGGTGCTCTACCTCACGCTCTCTGCGGTGACGCTGGACGCAGCAACCAAGACCATCACCGTGCGCGCCAGCAGCGACCAGGTGGACAACGGTGGCGCGGGCACGCTGGGGAACCTGAACGACGGTGACACCATCTCCTTCGCCAACCCGCAAGCAAATGTCGCGGAGGATGCCACGGTGGCCAGTACCACCGTCACCGGCGCCGACGCCGAGGACCCCGAGGTGTACCGCCAGCGCGTCATCGAGCGGGCAGCGCTGCAGCCGCAGGGAGGCGCGTACGCTGATTATCGCATCTGGGGCGCCGACGTGGCGGGCATTCTCTCGGTCTGGCCGTACACGGGCGACCCAGGGGAGGTGGACGTGTACGTAGAGGCCACGGAGGCCAGCAGCGGCTCCGCAGACGGCATCCCCACCCAGGCGCAGCTGGACGCCGTGGCGACCGCCATTGCGCTGGACAGCGGCGGCCTGGCCACGAACCGCCCGGCCAACGCCCTCGTCAACACCCTGCCCATCACGCGCACCGGCTTTGGCGTTGTCGTGGGTGGGCTGGAGGCCGCGGACCTGTCGGCCGCGGAGACTGCCGTCACCAACGCGTTGGACGACTGGCTGCGCACGCGGGCGCCCTTCATCGTCGGCCTCTCTTTCCTGCCGCGCGAGGACCGGGTGACGCAGGGCAGCGTCGGCGGCATCGTGAACCAGGCGGCGGAGACAGTGGGTGGCACCGTTGCGCAAGTCTCCCTCTTCCGCGGGCTCACAGAAATCAACGGCTACACCCTAGACGAAGGCGAACTGGCAAAGCTCGGCACCATCACGTTCGCGTAAGGAAACCCCATGGCAATCATCCCATCGACAAAGTACACCGGCCAGATTGATACGAGCGACCCAACTGGCTATCCCCTCGGCAAGCCGCAAAACGTCATCACGACCGGCGATGGCACGGGGACGCCGCTGGAGAAGGATTGGCTCGCAGACCTCTGGGGATACCTCCAGTACAAGCTCTCCAGGGTCGGCATCACCGCAACCGGGACACCGGACAAAGTTGGCGCCTCTCAGTACATGGACGCGGATGACGTCCGCCTTGGCACGCCCGGCAATCTTCTCGTCCTTCCCTTCGACCTCGACGCTGCGGTCTGGCTCGACCCGCTGTACGACACGACGACGCAGATAGCCCTCTCCCGAAGCGGGATAATAAGCCCGGACGGGACCAAGCTCATCATCGCCTCCGGTACGTACATCTGGCAGTGGACGCTTTCTCTTCCCTACGTCATCTCGTCCGCGACCTACGACGGAGACTCCACCCGCATCAACACGACGGCGTTCGACAACGGGCCAGAGGAAATGGCCTGGAGGGATGACGGGACGCAGCTCTTTGTTCTCGGTTCACTCAGCGGGGACGTCGCGAGTTACACCTGCCCGACGCCGTGGGACATCGCCAGCGCGACAAAGGACGCCAATGAGCTGGACACGTCCACGGAGACAACCGGCAACGACCCGACCGGCATGTGCATCAGCTACGACGGCAAGAAAATATATGTCGTTGCAAGGCTCTCGAATCAAATCTACGAGTACACACTCTCGACCGCCTGGGACTTGAGCACGGGTACATACAGCACCAACTCCCTCAACCAACTTCAGGAGACGGTGCCGACGAGCTTGGCCATCAGCAAGGACGGTCGGCTGTTCTGGATTTGTGGCACTGCTGAATCCATCGAGGAGTTCGTTCTTTCAACCCCGTTCGACATCAGCACGGGCACGTACAACAGCAAGAGCCTGAATCTCGAAACGCTTTTGCCGGGCACGCAGACCATCACCAAAATAAACGTCAACCACGAGAGGACCATGATGGTCGTCGTGGACAACGGGGAAGCGTACCTGTTTTCGACAAGTCGAGTTGTGGGCGCGTAGGGAATGAGATTCTTTCGGCAGTTCCAGCATCTTCTTCCGCGCACCGAAGCCTGGTCTTTGGTTGCGGAGAAGCAGCTGCGGAAGCTGTTCGAGGCGCTGGCGCAAAGCCCGACCGCGGACGCGGTGGAGTTTGTTGATGACGTGTGGCTCGACATCTTCCCCGAGACGACGCGAGAGCTGGAGAAGTGGGAGCAGCAGTTTCAGCTAGACGGCGGTGGGACAGACACGGCGCGGAGGCTTGCGCTGGCGGCGCGCTGGCAGGCGCAGGGAGGCCAGGACCCGCAGTACATTCAGGACACGCTGCAGGCAGCCGGCTTCGACGCGTACGTCCATGAATGGTGGGAAACAGAACCAGAAACGAGACTCACCTACTCACTCGAATCCGGCAGCGTGGGAACCCAGGACACCTTCCCCACGGGCCTCTGGTTCTCTGCGGCCGGAGACAAATGCTATGTCGCAGGCAACACGGGCCAGGACATCAACGGCTATACGCTCTCGACGCCTTGGGACGTCTCGACGCTTGGGAGCCCGGTTGTCAAAGACACGTCGCCACAAAACACCAGTCCAATGGCCGTCATGTTCAGCGCGGACGGCGGCACGATGTTCATGCTTGGGGTCAACACCAACCAGGTCATTTATC